ATCAGCTTCTAACCAACTGATATATTTCCCTGCCTCAGGATCTATACCTGCGACGGCTTCTGTTACTGTTAATGTATCTCAAGTGTTTTATAATGGAGCCACAGGGGCTACTGGCTATACAGGATATACTGGTGCAACAGGAGCACAAGGATCGCCAGGTACTGCTGTTAATACGGGAGCAACAGGATGTACAGGATATACAGGATATACAGGTGCCACTGGATGTACAGGATATACTGGTGCAAGTTATACAGGAGCTACTGGTGTTACAGGAGCTCCTGGTGTATCAGCCTCGGTACAAGTAACAGGAACAACGGGTAATACAGGATATTATCTAGCTACTGTGGGTAATACAGGTACCGCTTCTGTCATTAGTATTAATAATCAATTTACCTATAATCCTGGTACGCAAACTGTAACGGTACCTACGCTAAATGTTGTTGGATCAAATTGCCTTACTGTGGCAAATGCAAGTAACCCATTTATAGCAGTACAACCGAATGCTCCTGGTACGATAGGTACCGTCTTTTTAAATATGGGTGTAGGAACGACTGCTGCATATTATTATGCATCTCAGCTAGCAAATGATAGTGTTATACAGGCATCTGGTTCACTATGGCATGGAGCGGGAGCAGGAAATTCTCATAGTTTTATGATAGGTACATCAAGTAAAATAGATATACTTTCATCACAAATTAATATAAATACTGCACTTTTCCTCGGAAGCAACTTACAATTTAATACAGTAGGTGGAATATTTTTACAAAGTGGTGGTATATTATGGTTCATGGGTGGATCCGAAAAAGGGTATTTTGATAATGGAGGTAACTCAACAACCTGGAGAATTTCTGCTGATGGGACGGCTACTGATTTGACATTAAATGCACCGACTAGCGTTTCTCATAAAATTGGAAATGTTACAAAATTTCAGGTATTAACGAATAGTATTTCTACAACGACCGAGACATTTTACATGTCAAGCTCTACAGGATTAAATTTTATGGTAATGAATAATGATACGTATTTTGGACGAGCAACTACTGGAGGTCTATTGAACGATAGCCAAACAGGTGATCTGTGTTTAAATCCGCGGACATCAGGGTCTTCTATCCGAATGACAGCATCAGGATATACATCTACTGCTTTTCAAATTACATCAACGCAAGTCATTTCAAACCTGGGTCTATATATTATTAAAACAGCAAATCCTCTACTTAAAATATCAAACACATCAGCTGGTACTCAAAATTTTACTAATGCATTAGTGACTACTGCGGGAACGTATTTCACATCCGATCAAATAGGCGATTCTGCAAGTGTTGCAACAAATAATTACTGGCTTGGAACGACTGGCTCATCAGGTGGGTATCTTAATTTTATGGTACGTTCTACTCAAATTGCTCAGTTCTTACCAACATACGCGGGGTTCCTAGGAGAACTTGTAGCTACTCAGCCTGTCGGTACCACTGGTGCAGGCTCTCTCTTTTCGTTTACAGCATCCTATTTATATGGTGTTAATACGATCATTGGCTACCCAGCAGGTGGATATTCAACAGGAACTCAGTCCTATACTGTAAAATTTCAACAAGTCGGTTCAAGTACGATTTCAACAAGTTTAACAATTGACCCGTCTTTTGTAAACACGAATGTTCCCATTCGTACAAATATAGCATATGGTGCAGGAAATGGAATAATATTTCCTCTGGTAGGGTACAATTATACCTATAATGGAGGAAACATATATGCTGGAACAGCAGATGCTTATAATCCAACAGGAGGAAATGACTTAATGATAGGGTCATGGTATGGTCTCGGTTTCGTTTCTAATACCGATAATGTGACAAGAGGTGCAATCAATTGTCGTACGGGTGATTTACAAATGAGTGGAAATATCGTGTCAGGTGGATATTTTAATTGTGTTAACACAGGTTATTATCAATGCTATTTAAATCGTACTAGTACTAGTGCTGGATACGGAGTAGTAACAGTTAGTCAATTTAATGGCGTGAATCATTGTGTCCATGGCGGAGGCTGGCGAGCTGGTTCTGCATTTAATACATATGGTGCGTGGTACGCTGATCCTCTTAATAATGGTTCATTTCCTAGCAATATTGCAATGACAAGCTCATTGATTTACGCAGATTGGGTAAATGGTGTTTATACAAATTCCTCTTTTACGATGAATGCTGGAACAATGCGAATTTTAGGAACAAACCCATTGTATAATGAATCAGGGACAATTACAAATACCACAGGAGCCAATATAAATCTTACTCCAGCAGGTGCCTCATTAGTAACTTTTAATAATTTGAATTATCACTCAGCACCAAGTGGATATTTTAACTCTAATTATATGACCCTATGGAATACAAATTCTTATAGTTCTGGTAGTACCAATAACGGAACAGGTATCGCATTAACAAATTCTCAAAATACAGGAAATTTTTCTATATGGAGTTACGGATATGGAGCGACTTCACAATATTCGGCACTTTATGTTATTTCAAATTATTCAGGAACAGGTGTAACTATAGCAGCAGGTGGAACTTCATGGGGAGCTTATAGTGATGCACGAGTAAAAAAGAATATAAAACCGATTCAAGATGGACTTGATCATATTTTACAATTGAAACCAGTTCATTATCAATATTTAAAAGACGAAGAAGATGTAATAAAAACACATCGTCATGGGTTTATTGCTCAAGAGTTTGATACTGTCTATCCTATGCATGTAAATAAGCAAAATGCACCGTATAAAGATGCAAGTGGAAATGACATTGAAAATCCATGGTCAATTCATACAATTGAAATTATACCCGATTTAGTTCATTCCATACAGTCTTTATATAAGACTAATCAGGAACAGACAAAACAAATAGCTGCTCAAGAAGCAACCATTCAGCTATTAATGACAAGTATGGCAGATCTTATTAAACAGGTAAATATTCTGACTAAAAAATAATTATCTGTTAGATGACTTTCAAGCCTGATCTTTCTACCATTAATGGAGTCTTTGATTCCTATCTACTCGGTATGCAAGATGCAAGTAAAACGCCTTATACTGTTACAGAAACTATGCCATACGTCGTATCTTACTTACAGCAATTTAAAGGAGACACGTCTCCCGATTTGATCGCTACCATACAGACTCATGAACGTGCTATAGAACAATTGACAAATCACGTATCACTACTTACTGTACAACTTAATGCCCTTACGGTTAAGAAGTAAATCGGCTTTATTAATAATACGTACTTGTGCCTTCGCTTTCGGTAACGTAGTATGCTTAGCATGTACGAATCCTGTGTCTTTATTAACAACTTTATATAGATTATGCCCAGCTGGATATATAGCAAGTGGCATTCTTTTTATCTACAGATAGTAAATATGTTTTACTTTACAAATGGTAAACGAGTAGATATTCATAATACACGTCCACGTAATCTGTCTGAAGGCGGTATGATTAAAGATAGTCCAAAGATAAAAGATAAAAAGAATGATACGATCTCATCATACTTAGAATATGGCTCCTTAGTGGTACCCGTTCCTGTCATGAAAACAGGTATCATGGATAAATATCATGGTATGATCACGGGTAAAAAGCAACTTCATATGGCACATTTAGGTAAAACAATTGTTATGCCTGGCGAGCTGGTAGTCAACCGTAAATATGCAGGAGGCGTAGAACGATATCTTAAGAAGCATGGAATCACTCTGCCATTAAAGGATGGAGGGCTTCCGAAGCGAGTTTAAGGTTTATTTTCTGTAGAAGAGTAGAATGGAGGAACAGACAGGAGGGATCAAAATGAAGGTAATGGCAGGGGCGTCAAGAAAAGATATTCTAAACGCACTAGATTATAAGAAAGTTGTATCGTTTATTAAACGAGATGAAGAAATAGAAGGTATTCGTACGACAGAAGTTTTTCAACCTGTATTATTAAGTAAGCAAGAAATAAAAGGACTAAGTAAGGATGTCACTGACGAATCAAAATGTGACGGTAATGGAGTATACGTTCCATGTGAATTCAAGTCAGCGATCTAGTGGAACAAATACGAATTTTAATCTTAACTTTTCCCAAGTAGTAAATTTATTAGCAAAGAAAGGACAATTCCAAATCATTTTTAATTCTGTACAGATTCCCTTTACATTCTATCAAATGAATAGTACAGATTCGCTTAATGTAATTACATGTAACTTTCAGAATCTGTTAGATACATGGACAGCTAATATTACTCTAACAGAAGGTAATTATACACCAACTACACTTTTAGCAGAATTAAGTCGGGTATTAACATATGCCTGTCAATATCCACCAGCAGGACATACTGCATCAGCATTTACGCCTACATTTCAATTTGGATACGTACCCGCTACAGGCTTTATGACATTTGCGATGAGTTCACCTGCTGGCATAGCAATTACTCTAAACTTTCAAAATAGTCCAAATCCATATACGGCTGGATTCTTCGGTATTAACACGGTAACACCAACTAACATTTTGATCACTTCTATCGTAATAGCGACGGACACCAGTACCCAGCCTTGTGTACTTAACCCAATTAATTATCTGTTAGTTCGTTCCTCACTTAAACAATTTCGTAACCGAGAGTTTATCGTTCTTAAAGATGACGTATCAGATATTTTATATAAGGTACCTATTACGACGAGTCAGTCAACATGGATTAATTACTTCCAACTTAGTGAGCCGATTTATATAGTGGATAATACAATACAGACGATTAACTTTTATCTGACGAATAATTTAACGTATACGCCTATTAATCTACAGAAGATTCCATGGGCATTTTCTTTTACCTTAAGGGAAGTCCTACGACCCGACTATGAAGCCCTCAATACATTTATTAGCTTAATCCCACCGATGCCTGATCAAAATGAAGTAAAACGACTAATGGACGAAAAAGAAAAGTTACTAGATAAGCTAGCATTATATAGACGCAAATTAAACATACCATTAGTAAAGGATGAGCAAACTGACGAAGGTTCTAGCTCCATACGATCAGCAACTCTGCAAGGAGATAACACCGCTCCCAAGTAAGCCCTGTAATTACGGGATCTTTGGACGTAAAGGCTGTGGTAAGACAAATCTGTTATTAAATCTTCTTATGAAAGATGAATCACCATGGCATAAACATTTTGATCTCATTTTTTTTATTAGCCCTACAGCGAAGAATGATCCGAAGGTAGCAGACTTATTAGAAGATATAGGTGACCAGTACTATGATGATTTGAATCCCTCAGTATTGCAAAGTATCGTTGATAAGATAGATCATCATAAGGATAAGTGGAAACGGAAGAAGAAACGTGGCACACCAGCCTATTGTATCGTATACGACGATTGTATTCATCTAATTAAATCTAAACAGAATAAATTGATCAACGAATTAGCTACTCAGAATCGTCACCGTCATATCACAAATATTTATCTGTTGCAGAAATGGAATACATATCTACCTACCCTTATACGGTCTAACTTAGATCTCATAAGCTTCTTCCGAACTGATAATAAAAAAGAATTGAATTCTTTTTACGAAGAGATGAACATGAATGAGGATGCCATACGTGCCCTATACGAACATGCCGTTAAACAGGAATATTCCTTTTTGCATATTAATATGTATCATCATCCTGCGAAGTTTTACAGAAAGTTTGATGAAATTAAATATGTACCTGAGTAGAAATGTTGATTGAGCATCATGCAAAGCCTGACATTAATCCATTTTACGAAACAGATATTATGAAGCGTGGTGGCAAGAAAGGTAAGAAGACGAAGAAAGTCAAGAAGACTAAGAAGCAATATCATGATATGACCATGAGCAACCAACCTAATACGGGTGTCTATTCTTTTCAGACCATACCACGTCCTAATTCTTATGAGGCACTTAACAGCGTATATCGTATGACAGCGCCAAGTCGTCCTATGGTAAATGCACCAGGTATTTTTAATCCGAGTCATTATGGTATCGCTCCTACGCAGATCTCAGACTTCCGCCGTCCTCCTGAGCATCAAGGCGGATTTCTTCCTACTGCTCCTATTGCGAAAGATTGGGGACGTACTGTACATACTACTGCTACACCTACTCCGCATACCACATTAGATAGACCCGCCCTTAGCGTACCGATCTTTGCTGCTTATGAGAATGCTAGAGATCTTGCTCCTTTAAGTACGAATGCATCACGAGCTATCCCTACAAAACTTCGTCCCCGTGGTGGTGTTTTATATGAACAAGCAGGTAATAGCATGTCTGCTAATTTTGGATATCCTGAGAACAAAGAAGATTATGAAAATGCTAGTATTAGTTATTTCCGACCAACTGGTAGAGATAACATTCCTCTTCCTGTACCGAGTAATTTTACGGGTGCTCTTCCTGTAGATTTCTTTCCACTACGGGCACAGAATGCTGTCTCGCTTGAAGATGAACAGGCACGGTCTGCGTTTAGAACGGTAACACCATCATCTAAAGCATCGTCGCCAGGATTACCCGAGCCATGGTCTTATTCACGGCAAGGCACTCCTCCTAGTGAACGTGATACGCCACCTGGTCGGCCAGAGTTAGGATTTTCCGCGTTTAAGTTTCCTTCTTCTGCTTCTCCTACCACTGATATCATGTCACGTGCTCGTGCGGTTCATGCGAAGCTTAAAGAACATAATGAACAACTTAA